ACTTGTTCATCTTATGACGATGAATTACAAACTCACACTCATCTACATTAGTAGCACCGGGGTCAGGATAAAAATCCCAACAACTAACAAACTCTATACGAGGAACTCTTACTTCTAGTGGGTTATAATTTCTTTCACCGTCTTCATCCGTATCCCACTTATGAAGTTTCTTATTAAAGTTAAATGGTCCTTTTACAATCCCTGTGCCTAGCAGAGCAGATTCTAAAAGAGCATTTCTAATTTCAGATGAGCCTTTAGATTCATCTATTTGGTCATGGATAAGTTTTTCCATTCGTCTCGCAGCTTTCTGAGCTGGAGATAGTTCTAACACTTGTGGTATAGGACTAAAGCCTTCGACTAACTGGTCTTCTACTTTGTCTTCGATACTATCTTCAAAAACACCATTTCCAAAAGAAGCTCCGGGTTTAAGAACTTTTCCATCGCCTTCGTATCCAACATCGTATGGGTTATTTAGAGCATTACCATCTACGTCTCCCGGTAACTCACCACCACCTATAGTACTTTCAATTCCAGGTGCTCCTGTTTGAGTATCAAGATGTGCACTAGCTAATTCACCCTCTGGTATTTTTGTTTCAGTAATACCAATAGGAAATTTACCCGAACCAAAAATAACATCTACTAATTGCCCAAAGGCAGCAAGTACTTTTGTTTTGGTAATCTTTACAAANATACGAGACTTNTCTGAGTCTCTAAACTTAACGGACTTATTGTAAAGCCCTCTNTAGTTTTCGTATGCTTTTAACCAACGAGTCTCGTCAGTCTTTCTAGCGTCTTGTGCTTGTTGAAATCTACNTTTAATAATACCAACAAGATTANTTTGTTGGTCAAANTCTAGGTCAAGACTTTTACCAGCTTCACCCTCTACTTCTTCGTAGATATTGTCAGCATTTAAAAATGTATTTTCGTTATCTGCCACAGCTATTAATACTCTACACCGAGTACTAATTCTAAATCACCTACTGAAAAACCGGGGGTTACATCTGTTCCTGCAAGAAATGCAAAACAAAACACACTTGTAGTTCCAGCAGCAGCCTGTAATAAAATAGGAAATCTTGATTTAGCCATATCATCTCCGGCAGTCTCAGCAAAACCTTCTTGGTTTCTATCAAACCTAAAAATTCTACCACCACCATAATTATAGTCGTCAGCAGAGCCATCAAGTGTTAAAGTTCCCATTACTTTTGCTGTTGCAAAATCAGCATCTGATACATTTCGTGCAGCATTTACAGTACCCATAGTTTGGTTTACTTGACAAAAGAATATTTCTGCATCAAACACATCATTAGATTTAGATATAATCATAGCTGATACGAGCTTAGAACATTCTCCGGGTTTTCCTACAGCTAATGGTATTTCCATTGTATCAAATAATATATCGTTGTTACCATAGGTAACTCCTGTAATAGTGGGTGTTACTCTAATAACTCTTCTTGCATTTTGATTCATCATAATTTTTTCCTATATATATATATTTCAATAACCAAATGTTGAATCAGNTGGTTGGTGAATATCTCTTTTCAATCCCCTTAANCTATCAAATACACTAACTATTCTTGGTCTGCTCATTATCATATAACGCAGTGCATCATATGCGTGGTCTGAAGCATGTGTGTCTACATCTTCAGGATTGGTTTTAGATAACGGTATGCTTTGTAATTCTCGTATTAAGTTTGGGCAAGTATTAAATATTTGCAACTTAGCTCTACCATTTTCTCTAACCTTTAAGAACTCGTGTATTTGAATTTTTCCTTGTACTCTATTCTTATCTGCAGGTCTTAACTTGTGTCCTGCTCGTACTAAAGATTCTCCAACAGTAGGACCAGTAGTTCCTGTTCTTGCCCATGCTGCTGTATCTAATACACCTGAGACCGAAAAGGGGTCTTCAAGTTCCATACTTGTTATTATACTGCCTAATTCTTCACCTGTCAAGCCTTTTCTGTATAATTCTCTATATATTATTAAAGTTCCATCGTTTGCGTCCATTGTTCCCCACAAACAACAAGACTCTGAAGCATATCCGTAATCAATTCCTTTAACTCGTTCCCATTGTACAGGTAGTTGAAACGGAGTAATAATGTGGTCTTGTGGGTCAAACTCTACAAAGGCTGCTCCTTCTGCTACATCCCAGTTACCTTCGAGCAACTGTCTACGTTGTATTGGGGGTAAAGATTTAAGCATCTGCTCATAGACTCCATCCTCTGCAAGGTATGGGTTGTCTTCAAGCTTGGCTGGGATAAACTTACGTGTTAATCCATCATTTCCTAAAAAGCTAGAGTTGTGTTCTGAGGGAAGTATATATCTGTTTTTAACCCAATGAGAACCTACACCGCCCGGGTTAGCAGTGCAGCGTAGGTATGTTTGTATTGTAGGGTCAGTTGTTCTTAGACGAGAAGCTAAATAGTTCCAGCTAAACTCTGTGGGTAAATGAGTTATCTCATCAAATCCTATCCAGCTATAAGCTTGTCCTTGATACCTATACACATCTGCATCTCGTTCCAAGAATCCAAACTCTACCTTTGCACCGCTTGGAAAGTTCCAAAGCTTTTCTACTTCTCTAAACTTAGCTCCGGGAAAAGCTTGTGGATATAACTCTCGAGACTTATCAATCATCTCTCTAAGTTCTGGCATAGACCGTCTAAGGATTAAAGCTCTATGTGCTTTCTTGTGACAGTTACGTAAGGGGTCAACAATCATAGCAAAAGATTTACCACCGCCAGCAGCTCCTCCGTATAGCACATCTTTTTCACCGGCTGCAAGAAAGTCTGTTTGTGGACCTTCGTTGGCATGAAAAATTACATTACTGTTTTGTAAAATATGTTCTTTAGCCGTTATAGGTAACTCATTAATTTCTGTATCTGTAAAAACTTTTTCGCTTTTATCAGAAGAAGACTCTACTTCAGTTAGCAGTTGTTTTTGTTTTGTTAAAGATTTACGTTTATTATATAGAGCTTGTTCAAGCTTTTGAATACTTTTTTCTTTATTTTTAACTGCTCTTTTTGTAGATAACTTAGCATCTTTATCTGTTATAAGTTTATTTTTTAAAGTTGTTCCGGTAGGTCTTCCGGGTTTCTTTTTGGGCAATCCATTTTTTTTTAAAACAAAATTTCCTTCATTGTCTTTTACATAATTTTCTGGATGTATTTCCCAATCATGTGTTTTCATTAAACCTCATTTTCAATTAATTTATCTACATGATTTTTTAAACCTACATGACTTATATACCTTCCGGTTTTTACATGAAGCCAGTCAGCTGCGTCTCTTAAAGAAATTTCTTCATCTTGTATCATAATTTCAGCTACGCTTAATGCAACTAATTGCTCTTCAATAGGTTTTAAAAACCCTGTTAAACTATCAAACTCATAACCAAAAGGAATGGTAGAAGTTTTTCTTTTTATGTAACCGTCAGGTAATAGCATTTACAATATCCAGTTTACTAGCAATACAAAAAATGCTCCTACAGCAAAGCAACAACCCCAGACTTGTATGTCTGTCATGTTGTTAAACTCAGCAATATTATTTATTCTTTTTTCTAACTGTTCTTTTAGTTGTTGTAACATTAGATTTCCTCGTTGTTGTTTTTTTTACAGGGGATAAAGCTTTTTTAAATAACTTACCATAAGCTTTTTTTACTTTCTCTATCCATTTATTAATCATTGTCATTCTTTTTCTCCTCGGCTTTATCTTTGTTGCCGAATATTCTTTCCCAGTTATCTCTATAGTCTTTTGTATAGAATCCNGGTCTAGGGTTTGCACCCTTACTACCGTGGGTATTTTTATAAATTGGTGACCTAAATGTTATAGGTTTCTCNTCACTTCCTATTTGTTTTCCAGCCATTACCATTTCACCTTGTTAGCCCAGTATGCTGCAGACAACACACCTCGGGCAATGTTCTTAGCGTGACGAGCTTTGAAGCTTTTACGTCTTGCTTTTTCACTTCTTGAGCTAGGGTTCTTACCTGCTCCACTAACGCCTTGTTGACCAAACCTAATTAGTTTAACTGTAGTGCCTGACTTAGCTACTACAACGTGAGACTTAGTAGGATGTTTAGGAGTACGCTTTGGTTTGTTGTAACCACTAACTCCTGCTCGTTTTAATCTAGGGTCAGCTTTACCACCTTTAGCATACTTGTCTCTATAGTCAGCAGTTTTATCTGCAATCTTTTTAGGTTGAGTTGAGTGTTGCTTACCTGCAGCAGTGTCTTTTCTTTTCTTTGCTGTAGTTGCTGCATACTCTGAATNACTTAAAGACTCTCGTGCAGCTTTGGGTAAGTATCTTTCTCCTGTCTTACCTGAAGCTTTACCAGACTTAGTTCCCCAATCTTCTTTACCCCAACTTAGTAACGACTTTTGAG